AGAGAATAAAGAAGTTTATAACTTACAAAATAAACAAGGAGAAATAAGAGATGGCTTTTCAAACAAGTCCAGGCGTTAACATAAGCGAAATCGACCTAACAAATGTCGTTCCTGCTGTATCGACCACCGAAGGCGCTATTGCGGGCGTGTTTCGTTGGGGACCAGAAAATCAACGCATATTAGTATCATCCGAGAAGGATTTAGTTGCTCGTTTCGGCGAACCAGCTAATTACTACACTAACGTCGGTTTAACCACTTCATGGACAAACCATGAAACTTGGTTTACCGCCGCAAACTTTTTAGCATACAGCGATGCATTATTTGTTACACGTGTAACCGATGGTACAGCCGCTGCCGCTACAGGTACAAACTTTAATGCAAAGTACAAAGGACTTTTAGGAAACGCTATCAGCGTATCTCATTGTATCACGGGTAACTTTGCGCCAACCACTAGAGCATTCACACTAACGATTGCCCCATTTGCCACAACAGGTGTATCAGCAGGTCATACTGCGTCCACTGGCGCAACAGCGTTTGCTGGTGTTGGTGATAGTGTTGTTCTAACTGATGGCACTGTACTAGAGATTACAGCTATCGCATCTGCGGTTAGCAATGGCGAAGCAGGTGCTTCCGAAAGATGGTCATCTACATACACATTTAAGACTCCATATACTGGACACACAGCTTTTGCCGCACAATATAAAACTCAATGGGGTGACGCTGATCTATTTGACGCTAATCCATCATCTGGCGGTATGCATGTAGTAGTACGTGATACATCTGGTGTGATCAGCGGAACAGCTGGAACTATCTTAGAAATCTATGACAACATCAACACCACATCAGGTGCTAAACGTGCAGATGGCGCAACTAATTACGTTGTTGACGTTCTAGATCAACAGTCTAACTGGATCAAATGTACTGCTCCTCAGAGTGTATTGCAAGCCGCATTAACTTTCGGTCAAGCTACTCTAACAGGCGGTGTAGACGGACTAGACGAAGCGAACATCACATTAGCTTCTATTGCTCCTGGATACGACTTGTATAAAGATGCCGCAGACGTAGACGTATCTCTCATTCTGCAAGGTAAAGCAATTGGAAACACTCTTGCTAACTACATCATCTCTAATATCTGTGAAGTTCGTAGAGATTGCGTAGCATTCGTATCTCCAAGAATTGAAGACATTACAGCAGATAGCATGGTAACATGGGCAGCCGCTACAACAGCTTCAACTTTCGCAGTCATTGACAGCGGATATAAGTATCAGTACGATAAGTATGCTGATGTATATCGCTGGATCCCACTGAACGGTGATGTTGCAGGCATCTGTGCAAGAACAGACGATGTTAGAGACCCTTGGTTCTCACCTGCTGGCTATAACAGAGGTCAAGTTAAGAACGTAGTCAAGCTACAGCTTAACCCAAGCAAAGCTCAGAGAGATTTACTATATAAGAATAACGTTAACCCAGTTATTACTCAGCCAGGTCAAGGCACTGTATTATTCGGTGATAAGACTAACGCTGGTATAGCATCTGCATTTGATCGAATCAACGTTCGTAGATTGTTCATTGTGCTAGAGAAAGCTATCGGCATTGCCGCTAAGTCAACTCTATTTGAATTCAACGATGAGTTCACACGAGCGCAGTTTAAGAACTTAGTTGAGCCATTTTTGCGGGATGTTCAAGGTAGACGAGGAATTTACGACTTCAGAGTTGTAGTTGATGCAACAAACAACACAGCCGCAGTCGTTGACTCTAATAAGTTTGTTGGTGATATCTACATCAAGCCAGCACGTTCTATCAACTTCATTCAGTTGAACTTCGTTGCGGTTAGATCGGGCGTAGAGTTCACAGAAGTCGTTGGACAGTTCTAATAAATACTAATTCAAAGGAGAAATGAATAATGGCTTTCAACATTAACGAAATCAAAAGCCAATTGACCTTTGGAGGCGCTAAAGCGTCACTATTTCAAGTACAGATTACAAACCCTGTAAATGCGATAGCTGATCTTAAGACTCCCTTCATGGTTCAGGCGGCAGCAATACCAGAGAGTACTCTGAGTGTGATCGAGATCCCGTATTTCGGTCGCAAAGTAAAAGTAGCTGGAGACAGAACATTCGCAGAATGGACTGTCACTATCATGAACGATGAAGACTTCCTGGTTCGCAATGCGATGGAAAACTGGATGGCTTCTATCAACTCTCATGAAGGCAACACACGACAGTTAGCGACTGCATCAAGTTCTGAGTATAAGTCACAAGCACAGATTACTCAGTACTCGAAAACTGGTGTACCTCTTCGAGTGTATAACTTCAACGGTATCTTCCCAACTTCGGTTGGCGCAATCACAATGGATTGGAATACTACAGACGATATCGAAAGATTCGATGTTACATTCCAGTATGATTGGTGGAACGTTGACGGTGGTATTACTGGTACTGGCGGCACTAACGCTTAAATTGAGCAACTAAATTAGGGGAGTGTTTATGCACTCCCTTTATAAAGGATAAACTATGGAACTATTTGGATTTCAGATAAAGAGAAAGGCAGAAGGTAATAACAACATACCTTCTTTCGTTCAAGCAAATGAAGAAGACGGCTCAGTAAATATTGCCGCAACAGGTACTGGTGTCAGTAGCTTTTTAGATATGGATGGTACGGCTAAGTCTGAAGCTGAATTAGTACAGAAATATAGAACTATGTTGCAACAGCCTGAGGTTTCTCAAGCAGTTGATGACATCGTTAACGAAGCTATTTGTATCTCACACGATAAAAAAGTTGTCGAATGTATTACGGATGATGTAGATTTATCTGATGGTGTTAAGAAGAAGATTAGAGAAGAGTTCGATACAGTACTAAAATTGTTGGACTTCTCTAATAACGGATACGAGCTATTTCAGAAATGGTACGTTGACGGAAGAATTAACTACCACGTGATGATCGATAATACAGCACCACGTAAAGGCATACAAGAGTTACGATATATCGATCCACGAAAGATTCGTAAAGTTCGTGAGTTTGAAAAAGAGAAAGTTGGTGGCAATAATGAAAACCAACTAGTAACTAAAAAGGTTAAAAACGAGTACTTCATCTATAGTGAGAAGGGCTTTAATAACATGGCAGGAATAGCAGGGGCACAGCAACAGCAAACCCAAGGCAACGCCACCATGAACGGACTCAAGATTGCTAAAGATTCAATTGTGACTTCAAATTCTGGGCTATTGAACGAGACTAGTACATTAGTGCTATCTCACATGCATAAAGCATATAAGCCTTTGAATCAGTTGAGAATGATGGAAGATGCAGTTGTTATCTATAGGATCTCAAGAGCACCTGAAAGAAGAATTTTTTATATTGATGTGGGTAATTTGCCTAAGCTTAAAGCAGAGCAGTATCTACGTGATATGATGACCAAGCATAAGAATCGCATGGTTTACGACATGGCAACTGGTGATGTAAAAGATGACCGCAGACATATGTCCATGACGGACGATTTCTGGTTACCACGAAGAGAAGGTGGTAGAGGGACTGAAATTACAACACTACCTGGCGGACAAAATCTAGGTGAACTAGATGACGTATTGTACTTCCAGAAGCGTTTGTTTAAGTCATTGAACGTGCCTATTTCTAGAATGGAGTCTGATGCAGGATTCTCTCTAGGTAGAGCAAGCGAGATTTCACGAGATGAGATCAAGTTTGCTAAGTTTGTTAACAGATTAAGAACTAGGTTCTCAACGTTATTCGATAAGATACTTGAGAAGCAATTGATTCTAAAAGGAATCATCACTCCAGAAGAGTGGCCGGCTATTCAATCAATGGTTCGCTATGACTTCATGAGTGATAATCACTTCGAAGAATTGAAGTCTAGTGAGATATTAAGAGAACGTCTAGGTGTTCTGAGAGACATTGATGAGTATGTAGGTAAATACTACTCTGGTGATTGGGTACGTAAGAACGTATTACAAATGTCTGAAGATGAAGTCGAGAAGATGAAAGAAGATATCGAAGAAGAGGACAAAGCTGCCGCAGAAGCGGAAAAGGCACTCGGAAACGATAGCGATATAGATGATCTAGATATTTAAAACACTAGTTGTAAAAGAATATAAATAAGATTATATAATAAAGGAGATAGTAAATGAGTGTTAAAGAATTGATTCAGAAAGCATCGGACAAAGACGCAACAGGGTTTGAGTCGGCTTTCAGCGATATTATGTCGGACAAAATGATGGCTGCTATCGAAACAAAATACACAGCAATGTTTTCACCAGAAGAAGTTTCTGTGGAAGCTGAAGCTGAAACAGCAGAGTAAGGGGCTAACATGAAAAGCTTTAAGGATATGCTTGCAGAGACCGTGGATAAACCTCGATCTCCGGATGAACAAAACTTTCTAGACAAACATCTAGTAAGTAAGCAAGATCATCCAGTCGCAAAAGATGACCAGTTTAACGGCGCACCCATTAAGAAGAAGAGTAAGCGCATTGCTGATCAGGAAAAAGACAAGGAAGTGTATGAATCTTCTGAATCTGAAATGACACCTGAGCAGGAAAAGAAGCGTGAAGAGATTATACAATCTTTGAAAGCGAAGATGGGCGAATTCAAATCCCGTTATGGCGACAAAGCTAAAGATGTTATGTACGCAACTGCTACTAAGATGGCTATGAAAGAAGAAGAAGAGGTCACTGAAGAGATCACTGAAGGCGTTCTAGCTGATCTACAAGACATCGTAAAAACAAAATCTATGAAAGCAGTTAAATTTAAAGACGGTAAGAAGCAGAAAGTTGATCTAACTACTGCATCAATGATAATCTCTATGCATAAGCAACTCAATGGTGCAAACCGAAAGAAAGTTGAAGGCATGCTAGATGATAAAAATAACTTCATGAAGATGGTACAATTTGCCATGAGTGCGGGGAAATAATATGTCTGGAGTCTTAAGAGGAACAAGCGTACTCGTTTCGTTGGCAGCTAACGCCACAAGTGGAGGCGCACACACGGGCACTTTATCAAGTAGAGTTAGAATTTGTAACGAACTTGCTAGTGGACTTAACACAGTCGTGATTGGCGCAACAGCGCAAACGACAGTTACAGTGAACGGTAACACAGAAGTTGATCGTGAAGCTGGTCTAACATACAGCTTCAAAATGCACCCAGGCGAAACTGTAACTATTGAGAAGCAAGTCGGTCAAACTATTACACCTACTGGCAACATCTCATATACACCAGTCGTCTACAGGTAAGGGAGGGATAATGTCACTACTAATTAAAGAACTCGTTGAAGACGTACAGTATATCTCAGAAGATATTCTTAACGAAGCTGGCGAAAAGACCGGTAAGAATTACTTCATCGAAGGTATCATTATGCAAGGTGATATCAAAAATAGAAATGGTCGCATGTATCCTTCAGGCGTTCTCGTAAAAGAGATGAAGAGATATAATGAGACATATGTTGAGAAAAATCGTGCATATGGCGAACTAGGACATCCAGCTGGACCAACAATTAACTTAGATCGTGTATCTCACATGTTCACAGAGTTAAAGCAAGACGGTTCGAACATTGTTGGCCGTGCTAAGATTATGGAAACCCCCATGGGCAAAATCGTTAAGAATATTATCGATGAGGGCGGACTAGTTGGTATTTCGTCTCGTGGTATGGGATCAATTAAACAGAATAAGAACGGAATCATGGAAGTGCAAAGCGACTTTATGCTTGCAACTGCCGGAGACATCGTTGCAGACCCGTCTGCTCCTGACGCATTCGTAAAGGGTGTTATGGAAGGGGTAGAATGGATATATGATGTTGCTTCTTCTTCATGGACTTCAGCGC